CACGTACCCAACTGACCGCCCATGTCCTCAAGCTCACGGCCCATTTCAATGCCACGTTTAATGACTTTGTAGGCAGATGTGGCAATCGCAAGCGCGGAAACCGGGTCAAGCATGGCACACCTCTACTACTTCAGCTCAGTAATGTCGTCGCCCTTTCGGACGGTGACTTCGCCGTTTTTAACATCGACGCGCATCGGTGGCTCTTTCTCAGCAAGCTTGGCAATCAGGTGCTGAATCACTTCAAACTCAGGACGTTCGGGCTTTTCTTGAGTTCCAGCAATGCCGTTCATCATGTTGATCAGGGCTACAAGCGCACCACCGATCATGGTCATTACGGCAGTGATCGCGCCTTCAGAGAGAAAGTAGGACGAGCCAACACCAATCAGCACAATGGCAGTGATGTACATCAGACCGTATTGGCCGATGGCCTTGCCAGCGACTTCTTTAGCTGTTTCGTAGCGTTGTGGGGTTTCGTCGTTCATTCGGTACCACCTCCGTTAAATTTGCCCCATGCACCGAGCATCAGCAGACCAAGGACGAACAACGTGCCAGCTTTCGCCAGCGTGTTCAGGACAGTTTTCTTAATGCCCCGCCAATCGGTAATCAGACTACGCAGATCACGGACATCGTCACCGGCCTCTTCGTCGTGTAGACCAACTTCCTTCAGAGCTGACTTCATTTCTTCTCTGATGATCTTACGTAACGCGAGTTCGTCTATGTCCACGATTCACTCCTACTCTTCTAAGATAACAACGGTGTCGGTGTCGCTGTAGAACAGCATTCTTTGACCGTAGCAGGCGACGTTAAAATCCACACCGTTCTTATCCAGCTCTGTCCAAGACCTACATTCTATCCTAACGTGTCGAGCAAGTACTTCATTGTCGTTCTCAAAAACACGCCAGACATGCTCTAACGATCCGCGCCCCTGTTGCCCACGGGACTTGTTAAACCGGATCGTGTACTTGTTCACTCAGGACTCGACGGCCACTGAATGTCGTTAGGAAAGCCAGACTGTAAACGGATATCACGCAGTGCGCGGCGGTACTCGACCCAAGCAGTACGTTGGAAATCCAGCAGTGGTACATCAGGTAAAACCGACCAATCAGACTCGCGCAGTAATTGCTTTGCTCGTTCCCATTCCAATTCGGCTTTGGTAGAGGCAGTAGGCAGGGCAGGAGCATCTCCCACAATAACCCAGCCAGTGTCGTTGTAAGCCTCACCCAGCCAGCTCAAGTCGCCAATTTTGTCAATAAACCCAGCAAGACCAAAGATAGGTCCCCAGTTTTCAGGCAGTCTTTGCGGTTCGTTTAGTGCTTCGCCGCTTGAGAGTTTTTTCAGTTGCCACAGCTTGCTCATCTTGTATCTCCTTCGCCATCAAGGCAGGTTGAAGTCCGGGTTGTTGTTCGGGCGGGGGCAGTGGATTTGTTCTTGAGTCGTTTGTTAGCTCTTTTACATGCGGAGGGTGCCCCACCCCGGGGAGATGTTGAACTCCGCGAAAATGCTCCAACTCCTCTTGCGTATGCTTCCACTCCCGCCACGAAGAAAAATCTTTTCTAGGTTGCATATGGATATGACAGCCAATACTAGCTGCCATTTGATGAATTAGTTCAACCACTTCCACGGGTTGTAAAATAGCAAAAGTGACCGTCCCGTCCGCACGGCGCAAACTAAGTTCGGAAACTCCACCAAAAGCAGTGCCAACCATGACACTGCGGGCGCGTCCAGCGGATTCTGAAAGAGCATTCTCAAGCTGACGCTCTCGCATTTTTTTGTTGTGTGCGGTAATAATTGCTCGCTCTTTAGCGTTTGGTTTTTTGCCATCAACCATCATCATTGCGGATTCCAATTAACGTTTACAAAACCACCCGAACCGACGGTTATTGGGTAGCTAGTACCCCCTGTAACGAGTACACAATTTTGAGCAGGTATGGTGGTGCCGGCATTGCCGGGGTTGCCGGGGTTGCCGGGGTTGGGGGTGCATACGCTGTTTGTTCTAGAGCCACCACCTCCACCACCACCGGCTGCTTGACCTAGACCGGGACCAAAACAGTTGTTGCCAAAAGCCGCACCACCACCACCCCCTCCGCCAGTGGCGGGAATAAATCCACCTTGTCCGGCATTACCCGTACTACCACCACCACCCCCATTTCCTCCCGGGCCGCCAAGCGGATTTCCTCCAGCACCCGCATTCTGACCGCTAGCGGAGGTGCCGGGGTTAGATGTTCCCGCGCCTCCGCCTCCGCCTCCGCCCGTAACGGGTGCACCACTGGCTCCATTCCCACCGGGGCCGGGAGCCGAGCCAGTGCCTCCACTGCCGAAATTAACACCATCTGTCGGCCCTCCCCCATAGTACAAACACCCAGTCACGCCGCAATTGCCCGGGGGTGAGTTATTAAATCCATTGCCGCCAGTGCCGCCATTTCCTCCCACGCCGCCCGTAGCATTAGTCCCAAGAACTGTGGTGGTGCCCCCTGCGTTACCGGGATTACCGGGATTACCGGGGCCTGCTGGCCCTGCTCCCCCCGCACCGCCAGCTGATGGTCCTGCGACACCTGTAAGATTATACATACCGCTAGAAGGACAAAAACTAAATCCAAACGCTCCGCCGCCATTCCCGCCGAACCCGCCACCGCCACCTGTTCCGGGATTTCCAGCATTTCCGGGGTTGCCGGAGCCACCACGAGCGTTAAGGTTTACCTTAGATATACCTAAAGGGGCGGTGTAAGTCCCTGATGAATTAAATGTTTGTGACCCCCCGGGGGTGAGAGATATCCCACCAAGCCCGGTTACTTTAGGAGTTCCAGCTGGCATACGTCACCTCATTCATAGTAGAACCAACCTGTTACGATGTATTTACTCTGCTCACCCAAAACCGTGTTACCACGATGCGCGTGAGTAAAAGCCGCAGGCCATACAACCATTGTATTCTCTTCAGGGCGGATACGGGTTCGCTGATACAGAAACTCAGTTTCGCCACCCTCGGCTTCACCCAAGTCATTTAAATACAACATGTATACCAGAACACGTTCGGCGTGAGTGCCGTTGCCCTGTTCGCTGTGCCACACATGATACCCACCGCCCGGTGGTGTGCGTTGCATCTTCATGGCAGTCCCAGTAATTTTTCCATCCTTTAGCACAGAAAATTGCTCTGTGTAATCGTCATAACACTGTTGAAGGCCGTTGAAAAATATACGTTCAGAAGACTGGTCGTTAAATGCCGCAGCAGAATGTACCCCAAAGTTTAACCCGAGTTGCATATCATTCTTACGGTGTTTAAGAGCACCTTCCCCTTTCTGGCGGTTACTGCCTGCGCCCGATTCAACAAGGCGTTCAAACTCGTTTATCAAATGCTGGCAGTACCCGTCTGGGTAAACGCCCTTGTATAAGCCTATAAAATCTTTATGTTCTACGTTCATTTGAAGGCCGGTCCTGATATCCATGTTACTAACGACTGACGACTACCGCTGGTCACGGGGGTAACTTGGTGCAGCACGTAGGAGGGAAACGCCGCTATCAGCCCACGCTGCTTACGCACGTTGATTGGCTCTCCACTGGTCAGTATCTGCAAGTTGCCACCTTCGTATTGGCTTGGGTCTGTCAGTTGCAACACCATGCTTAACTTTCTACTGGGACTTAACTTCCCGCCGTAGTCTAGGTGCCAGCCGTACATGCCCTTTTCCGACTGATTATAATTGGTCAGCTGCAAGGCTTCGCTAAACCCGGTCAGATCAAACCGATAATACTGCGCGTTTAAGGACGATGCCACGTGAGACAGTTTTTCAAACACCCATGCTGTGTCCGGCGTTTTGTTCAGCCACGACACCTGAGAACGGCGTATTTTAGCTAAGTCTTCCCCTGTGGGGTTACCGCCAACTTGCGCTTGGTTTTCTGCTTTAATAGCCTGTTCTTGAAGCCAGTTAAGTTCCTGTTCGTTAAAAGCCCCCTCCCACCAAACAAAAGGTTCTACGGGCATTGAATAGGGCGTTAACACGTGCTGCATGGCTTGTCCTTGTGCGTGATGATGAAATGTATGCACTTCATAGGGGCTTCAGAATTGCTGCCAACCAGTTGATGGTTTACCCATGAGTTGCTAAACAAAACAGTCCCCGGCACTATATTATTAAAATGAATTGAGTTAGTTGCGGCGTTTACGTCACCACCTTGCTCAAAGTCCAGCTCCACCATCGCCTTGTTCATGCGCGTGTCGTGGTAAACAGGATACGCTGCGCCTTCAACAGCATCTAAAAAGAACCAACCACAAATCTGGCTATTCTTATGTACGTGCACATTAGTGCCGCCCCCGCGTTTAACCTCTTGCGCCCACAACCCATACACGGAAAAGTCGTACTTCTCCACTGCGTAACCTTGGCTTCGCAGTATCTCGGTTGCCGACACCAGCAGGTAGTCAGACAACTCTCGAGCTTCCATGTATCGACCCAAATGCCCCGATTGACACACGGGGTAGTCAGGACTTCGCACCTCATCAAGACGCGCATTACATAATGGCAAAACCTGATCTATAAAATCAGGTCTCTCGTCTCGATAGACAAACGTGGGGAAGTAAGCAAAGCCTTGCATCAGCCGTTCACGTAAGCAGTAAGTGTATCCGCAAAAGCTGTTATTTCCTGCGCGGTTATCTGACGAGATTCTACCGGGAGGTTTCGCTTATTTTCTAACAGCGTGTTGTTAGCAATATGCAGTGCTTGCAGTCTGCGTTGCTTATTAGCCTCTACAGCACTAGCGTTATTTTGAGCAACTGAAATCGCTGCTTGGATATCAACCTGAGCTTGCTGTTCTGGGGTAAGAGCCATTTTCAAATCTCCTTAATTTTAAGCAATCAAATTTTTCATGGCGATATTGCCAAAGTACGTTGTGCCACCGTCGGGGGTAAAGAACACCCATATGTCCGTGGCATTTGCTGTGGTGGTTCTGGATAAAGTTGCTGCTCCACCGGGAAACTTGAACGAGCCGCCTGCAAAAGCAACAGTTCTACCCGCCGTGGCATCGTTAGTCAAAATGAGTGTAAACGAAGATGCGCCCGTAGCTACTGGGAAGCGAAGCGTGATGGTAGCACTGCCTGTAAGCGTGGCAGAAAAAACGCCACCTGACACAACATCAAGGTTTATAGCTGTGCCGGTGTTACCCAAGGCTACGACCGTGTCTGCGTAGCCAATTGCTTGTATATAAGTGCCCGACGTTACTGCTGCTGCAGTACCAAGCAAGCTGGTAGACGTTACTGCTGCGGCAGAACCACCCCCTAGAAGGACTTTGTTTGCATCCAGAGTGCCTGATTGTGTGACCAGACCGCCAGAGGTGTTAACCGCAGTGCCAACAGCCGTAACTACACCTGTACCTGTTGTCGTAGAGGTAACCGCCGCAGCAGAGCCACCGCCAAGCACTATGGCGCTTGCAGCCAAGGTGCCCGATTGAGTGACATAACCGCCAGAGGTGTTAATGTTTCCGCCGAGGGCTGTAGCTACACCTGTACCAAACGAAGTAATACCCGTGCCGCCGTTGGCAACAGGTAGAGTACCCGTGACATTGGTGGTCAGGTTGGCAAAGGTTGTAGACGTAGTGCCCGTACCGCCGTTGGCGATAGGTAAAGTGCCCGTGACGTTGGTGGTCAGGTTAGCAAAAGTTGTAGAGGTAGTGCCTGTACCGCCGTTGGCGATTGGCAATGTGCCCGTGACGCCGGTAGCAAGGTTTACCGCAGCTGCAGTTGGGTTGGCATTAGTTACCGCCGCACCGCCGCCCGCGCCATCGGTTACTATCATTACTTTCTGCCCGGTTGGAACAGTGACCGTAGCACCTGAGCCCTGAGCAATCGTTATCGACTGACTGCCGCTCGTAGCGTTCTCAATGATCCAGACCTTGGACACCGTGTTCGGCGCCAGTGTCACGGTACGCGTTGCAGTCAAGGACACCGCAGAGGTAATCTTTAGGTACAGCGAGCGTGTACCGTCCGCCGTTGCATCCGGCATCGTAAATGTTTCGTTGGCGTCAGCGGCCATCTGCTTAGTGCCAAGGCTAAACGCGTCAGCGATCAGGGCGAGGTTGGTGTTGGTGCTGGTGCCCCACGTACCTGACTCGTCGCCCGTGGCGATCTCTTTAAGTCGTAGATCATTTACAAAAGTTGCCATTTTTCAGCTCCTACGCCGCTTGATTTACTTCGACCCAGTTGGGGTCTTGGCTATCGTCTACAATGCTCCAGCCGATTATTCGCACGTTGCCCACGGCGCCAGTACCGGCTACACCTGTGGCTATTATAGCGTCATTGACTTGGATAGCTACAACGCCGACAGCGCCAACAGCGGCTACCCCCGTAACCGTTTTCCTAACCAGCGATACTACACTGCCTACGGCGCCCGTTCCAGCTACGCTTGGGGCAACAACATTCGTATCATAGGCTGGAATAACAGTGCCAACTGCCCCGCTGCCTTGTACACCAGTGATATTGGGGTACAGAACAGGTTTAACGCTCCCTGCTGCGCCTGTGCCTCCAACACCAGACACGGCAAACGAAACCCGGGCAACTGCAGTGCCTATTGCACCTGTACCTTGAACGCCGTCTGGGACGACCAACTCCGCAATTAAAACAACAACGGTGCCTATTGCGCCTGCGCCCTGCACACCCACAGGGATGACAATGTCATCAACCTGTACTTCAAAGCCGCCCATCTCACCGACGCCTTGTACGCCGGTTGGGATTTGGACGCTGCTGTAGTTTGTGACTACATTCCCGACTGCGCCTGCACCCGCAACGCCAACAGGTACTATGGCATCGTCAACTACAACAAGGACCGTGCCTACATTACCCGTTCCACTAACCCCAGTAGGGATTATGTTTTCGTTTACGGCTATGGATACGGTGCCAACTGCCCCTGCCCCAGAGACAGATATAGAGTTCTGCCCCCACGGATCTTCTCCCCAGCCAAGTACATTCCATCCGTCTAGATAAACGGTCTTTGGCACACCTGCAGTGCCAACCTGACCCGTGCCCTCTACACCAGTTGGTGTGAAGGCAAAATCATACGCAAGGTCTACAGTGCCAACAGCTCCAGTTGAGCTAACCCCAGTCACTGCAACAACGGCATCTATTTTAAAGGCTACAGTGCCTATAGCTCCCGTAGCGGAGACAGAGATGCCGTTATCACCCCAAGCTCCGTTATCCCATTGGTTGTTACCCCAAACAGGGCCAAGATTCACCGTAGCCAAAGGGTATCCCCTATTACGCTATGCGAATAATCGCGGTCGCAGCTGCAGCAGCAGGAAATTGAATCTGGAAGTCACCGGAACTTACTGTCTGGTCACCGCCAAAGCTCAAAACAGCGCAAGCCGGATCGCCCGCAGCGGTATCGTTATAGATCAACGCGCCGCTGGTCGTAAACGTAGCCGCACTCCACGTTGTGTCGTTAAAGTCGCAGATCGCCGTAGTGCCGTCAGCCACCGGAGTGACGGAGACCAACGTGTTCCCGCCCGTGGTGTAACCACTGCCTGAACCTAGCTCGTCAGAACCAAGGTTACCGTAAGCGGTGGTCGCAGCGCCAAAGGTACCAGAGCCTGCAGCAGCGGCCTTGAGCAGAGCAATCTTAAAGGTGTTACCTGTAGACGCAGTGAAGTTGTGTACCGCTTTCAGAATCTCTACTTTAAAGCTAGTGGGCATTGCGGTTGTGATGCTAATAGGCATGTTATATCTCCAGTAGTTTTACAAGTTCCGGGTGCCCAGCGGCGCGGAATCGGTTTATCAGCGTGGTGTTGTTGGAGCGTATCGCTTGATGCATCGCCGCTATCAACACCGCCTTGATCTGTTCTCTGTAAGCCTCGGCCTGAGCCCGTATAACCGGGTCTGAGCTTCGACCAATATAAATTATCTTATCCACTGCACTTTCAGCCAGCTCTTCAGGCGTAAAACCTCGACCCGAGACAGATGATGATTTGATTAAGCCCAGTGCCCCGCCGCCGCTTGTCGTAAACATCGTTATGGTCCCGGTGAATCTGATCGAATGGGTATGCGGATCATGCCGTCTCGGAACTCGTCACGACGTCGGCGACCCTGCTGCTCAATGCCCAAGCCCTGTATTGCCTGCTTGTAGCTGTTATCAAAGTACCCAAGCATCTCAGCCGGGCCCTTGGTGTAACTGTATGCCTGAATCAAACACGCGTACAGCAGCGCCTCTGGGGCGTTGGTGCTAATCCACGTCGTTGGGTTGGCAGCCGACAGCTGCGCCGGGCGGTAGATGTACCCTATTTCCACGACGTAATTCGCATTGGGCGTTGGCGCAATGTTGAACGTATCCTGATCCCACACCGCATAATACTTCGGCACACCCGTCAAAGAGGGGTTCGGCCAAAACTCACGCATGAAGGAAGTGTCGCGAAAATCCAAATAAACCTTGTCCGTGCCAACGGTAATGAACAGGTAGCGATGCGTCAGAATATCCGTTGGCGACGTCAGGAATCGATTGCCAGAGGTCATGGAGCCTACTGACTCTTTTTTGTACACATCAAGATCGATGTCCCTAAGAATACGGTTCTCGGCCATTGTGATAAACGTGTTAATAACCGCGTTAGTGAACACGTTAGCGTCCACTTCAGTGTAGTTCCTAATGTTTGTGACCAGCTCGTCGTATGTCATCTCAGGTTATCACTATCGTCACTTTGCCAATGGATCCAACACCTTGAACCGCGTTCTGCTCAGGGAAAGGCCGCATGTTTGTGCCGCCATTTG